GTCCTTTGGGGGCTTGATTGCGAATCGGAAACGCGGAGTAAAAAAGTGCTCGGTCTTTGAACCAGTCTTGCCGAGCCTTTTGCATTTCGACGATAAAATGCTCTCCATTTTCTGCGGTGCAGTAAATGTCGAAAATGGCCTTTCGGTCGGCAGTAGTATAACCGAGTTGTTCCGTATTGTGAAAATCGAGCGTTTTGACTCGATGTTTTTCCGGCAAAACGGCATTCAGAAAATCAATCAGTAAATCCTTACTGGCTTCTTCTCCGAAAAGTTTCTTGAAACCGAAATCCGTGTAAGGGTTAATATAACGGGACATGATGTTATCCTTTCTTTGTTATGCCAGGCCGCTTGCAAGATAGAGCCATTCGGCTATAATCATAAGTAGCATCTGACTAAGTGGTTTAGTTGGTTTGCTAGGCTTGCTAACAGAGTTACTGCTCTTTTAACAAGCCGTCTTTTTAATGTTCTGACGAAAGCATTCTTTTCTGCTCCCTGCGAACTGCCCATAGTATAGCATGTCATCGGCTTGGAGTCAAGATAAGTGAAAAATTTCATTTTTCCATAACTCTTTTCGTAGACAAGAAATGCGTTAATGCGAAAATTCAAAAAGACTGTTTACGGGACTCCTTCGGGGAGTCTTCGAGGATGGGCAAAAACCAAGAAAGCCTGACAGGATTGCTGCCAGGCTTTGCGGAAAATTGAAAGTAGATGCTTCTACTGTTCGTTTTGTGCTTTGCGTTTGCCGCTGGCACGACCGGCTAAATAACCTCCACCTGCAATCGCAGCCGCTCCCGCACCGCCTGCAATGAGAGCGGCTTTGTTCTTTCCAGCAAACCGCTTGGCTCGATTCAAACCTCTCTTAGTTTGAATGATTGTTCCATCAATTTGCTTGCCAATTTTATCTCCAATTCTCTGTTTTGCCATCATTCTTCTCCTAGGTGAAATAATCCAAAATCTCCAAAATCATTGTCGTGTTTATAACCCGAAAATGGAATTCGGTCAAATCCCTTTAGGTAAGCGGGTATTGGAATAGGTATTACACACTTTCGCCGCGGCCACCAAGCCCGAACCGGTTACGATGCAAGTAGAAGCAAAGGCCGCATCCCGCAATGTAAACAGCGAAACGATGCCCGTGATAATAACCAGGAAACCGCATATTACCGATGCCGTCATTGTAACATGTATTCTAAAATAGTGATTGTTTGTTGTGTTTTCCATAATGTTCTACTTTTTGTTATCCCATCTCGCTGAGGTTCACATACCAAATGCCATATTTTGTAGTGGCCATCCGAGCAATGTCCTTTTCTTCCATCCAACAACCATGCTGTCGATTTGGATTTAACGAATCCGCCGCGTACCTGGCACCATGCGAATTCTCCATGTACACATATCGCCTACCCGACTTGCTTGTATACGCCGCTATCAACGCAACAGCATGACCGCCATTCTTCCAAGTAGATGGCGTTGCCAAGCCTTCGCCATTAGGCACCGAACCAGTAGGATACACACCACTGCCGATGGTGATCCCAAAGCCCGCCACACATGCCGCATAGCACAAATCAAACGATGGTGTAGGCAAGTAGACCGGTATGCTCTGTGTCTTCAAAGCATTTGCACAAGCAGGCGACCCTTTGCGCCACTTACTTGCTCTACTACCACCGTCATATTTTCCAAAATCAGCCGTCCAAAAATTGCCGACAGTAGCAGACCAACGTGCCATCGGATTCAAGTTCAATCCCGAACCCATCCGCATTGTACCATTGCCGCGTGCAATGCCGTATGCGATGCACAATGCAATTTCACGCGGCATCTTGCCCGTTTGACGGGCATTGACCAAGTTGGATGCCTTCAGTGCATTTTTATGTGCATGACCGCAACAGTTGCCGATACGTTGTGTGTAGTTGTAGCCATCAAGCCAGTTTACATTCAAAGAACGGTACAGGTTCCAAGGCAAGTATTTTTCGCATCCTTCGTAATCAAACAAATCCGCACGATGCTTGATGTATTTTTCCCATTCCGAGTCCCATTGGAAGGTCTTCATGCTATCGTCCAAGTTTTCCCAGTGGATACTAAATGGTATCGCATGGGACATCAACTCGTCGTAGCAATGTTGATCTGCTTCCGTGGTCTCCGTAAGGCCGTCTATAAATGGATAATTTTCGCTCATGGTGATTTATTCCTGTATAATAATTTTCCCGTCTAGTATATCGAGTGCATCACGCATATATTCTATATCGGGAGTGCCAAGCTCTTGTAACACGCGTTGTCGCACCGAACTTGGTAAAAGTGCGGACAATGCTTGTATCGCTAAATCTGCTGTTGGTATGCTACCACGTAGCACATCTTCGCGTATCAATTCTATCGCTTGCCGTGTTAATTTTGCTTGTTGTGCCGTCATGACAAGTTCGTCGGGTACAACTGGTATTACAACTGGCGGAGCCGGTATATCAGGCACCGGAACGACGGGCAATACAACAGAATCAGGATTTGGTACAACTGGTTCCGGGATGTTATTCTTGTAGGGAAATAGTAACAATAGAGCAAAATACGACACCAACCAAAGCGATATGATATATTTCCATTGCAAGACAACTTCCCATCTCTTGCGAGTAGGCACTTTTGTCATAACATCAACAATTGCTATGGCAGACAGAATTCCATTCAGTCGCTGCCGCCGCAGTTCGAGCTGTCCAAGTAATTCCAGGCATCATTCGTTGTTCCAACACATTCAACTGTGCTTGCAAACTGCTTATAACTTCATCCGCACTCGTCAAAAATCGTGTCCAAGCAGACCAAGCCGCAATACTACTGCGTCTCTGCGAGCTTGCGACTCTGCTGACGTTAACGTCAAAGCACGTTCTGTGTCGTTCTCATACCAATAGCCATGGATGAAGCCGTGGCCGTTCAATACTTTGACACCAAACGTTCCGTTTACTTGCACTTGCAAGTCGGAAAGTTTGTCTCTGAGAACACCATTGCTAAAGAAGTTCGCAAAATACTGCGAAAACTCCTCCGCTTGATAAACTCTGTCAAAGTTTCCATTTGCAAGCCGTTGTGCATTAAAAAATCCGCTTCTTTCTGCCATGATAGTTCTCCTAAATAACGCCGCTAATTCGTTGTTCGAGTGTTGCTCCTAATTTGTCAATTTCAATTTCCAGCCCGTATCCTTTGCCATCAATAGTTTCGATGGCACACGATACAACACCGGTATAAGTAACGCCTAAGCGTGAATTGTCTATGTGAACTGTATCGCCTAATCTAAAATCGACTATTGTTTATCCTATTTGCCCAGGACATATTTTTGATGTACACAACTTCCACGGCAGTACTCGTAGCGAGACTGGACTGATAATAAACCGTTGGAACTGTATATTTTGCCATTATATTTAACCTCAAATAATTCACGCACCGCCTTATCGATGCGCACTTTTAAATTTGTGCCATAAAGGGGCACGTTTACATCGCCAGAATAGCACTAGGTGAAAATATTTGTGCCAGGCCACAGTTGCGGCCACCGAATGTCGGGAGCAACGTTCGCTGTTCGGTCAATGCCATTGACCAAACGTAATTTTCTGTTTTCGTTCGGTCGATTTCTAGCGTCCAACCACCTGTTAATAGTATAACATTTTCTATCATTGTGTAAAACCCGACTACTAAAACCCGAATGCCAGGTTGCGGCTTGCTTGTTCCAATTCTCGGCGAGCGGTTGCTTCGGTAATGGGTTCGGGGCTGTAAAAGTTGTATGTATTCCCACCGGCATTCTGTTGTTCGGCAGCCGATGCACTCGCATATTGTCCATTCAGTGAGAGTATCCTTGTACCAAGCAATGTATTCCTCAAACCATATTTTGATACCTTGCCATGTTTCTTCGTAAAAGTTTTTGACATTTGTCCAAATGGAACTCCACGTGTCTGTAATCCAAGAGCCGAATGCACCCAACTTGTCCATAAACCAAGTGGTAAATTCGCCCCAAAGGATTGTAATACCCTGACAAACTTCTTTTATGTCATCCCAAAAATACCAAATGGCAAGCCCTAGACCAGTGATGGCAATTACCGCCAAACCTATAGGGCCTGTGATTGCTACCCATAAACCTTTAACAAGTATTGTCAGGCCAGGCAATACGCCAGCAATCGCAGTAAGCGTTTTAATCATGGTTGCAAGGCCTATGAGCACAGGGCCTATTACCGCTGCAAATCCGACAACAGTGATAATAAAGGAATGCCATTCCGGGCCTAATTCGACAACCCACTTTAACCATTCTGCAAGTAGTCCCAAGAACTCTTTTAGAGCGGGGCCGGTAGTTGCAACAAATTCCACACCTAAATTGTGTACTTCATTCCATAATTTTGTGAAACACATTGCCGTTGTGTCCGTTATTTCGTTCATCATTCCTGCGGCTTGCCCAAGACCATCATACTCATTACTGGCATTAGACAATTCTTCGGCTAATGCAACGATTGCTTCAATTCCACCTTCTGTTTTCGTTGCCCACGCTTCTAATGCTTCTTCGCCAAAAAACACGTTTTCAGCGAAAAGCCGTTGTTCTTCGCTCAGTGAAGGAAAAATATCTTCCAATTCTTCCATGATCTCTGCCATCTCACGTGCATCACCGTTACTATTATTGATGGCGATGCCGAGATATTCCAAGGTATCAATCATCTCATTGGATAACACTATTGTGCTCCCCGTCATCGTGAGCCATGCTTTTCGCGAAACGGTATCGAATATCACCGACTCCGAATATGCCCTTTGTTCGTCGGTCATTTCCGAAAAAACTTCTTCCAACTCTTTCATGATGTCAATCATGTTTCGTGAGGCCTTATTGTCATCATAGAGGGCAACTCCGAGATTCTCTAACTCGCCTTTTGCTTTTTCTGTCGGTGCGCTCAAGTTGCGGAAAACACCTGCAAGCGAAGTACCTGCCGCACCTCCCTTCAATCCCGCATTGGCAAGTTCTACTAATATGGCATTCACTTCGTCGATCGAAACTCCTACTTGAGCAGCAATGCCGCCGACGTTGACATAGGCGGAATTCAAGTCCGATAGAGTGGTATTTGCCATCGTTGTAACACTTGCCAAACTATCAACGACTCGCTGGGTATCTTCTACTTCCAGTCCGAACGTTTTCATGGTTGAACCGACCATATCAAGCGTTGTCGCTAAATCCGTCTCGGTTGCAATTGCCAGATTCGCTCCATGCGTTAACTGTTCCATCACAAGGTTCAAATCGCCGCCGGCTTCCGCAACCATTTTTACTTGTCTTGCAAGTTCGATACTTGATATGCCTGTCGCACGCGATACTTCAAAAATGCCATCCTTAAGCGTTTTTAATTCTTCGTCTGTCATTTGAGTAATTGCCTTGACATTTGCCATTGCCGACTCAAAATCCATGCCGAACTTTAATAATGTACCGCCTATTGCCACCAATGGTGTTGTGATGGAGAGCGAAAGCGTTTTTCCCCAAGCGTTACAACTATTAGCAATACCATTGAGTTTATCGGAAAAAGTTTTTTCAACTTTTTGCATGTTTTCCGCAGCGGCATCCTGCGCTTTTCTCAAACCAGAGAGAAAACCTTCTATGTTAAGGTCTAAATAGCCAACTGCACTGCCTGCATTAACTGCCGTCATGGTTCACTCAATTCGTGTAACCGGCATACAAGTCTCTAAAACTCTTATGTTTCGACTTGAACCGTGGTGTATTATCTTTTGCTAATTGTTGTATGATGTAAAAACACGCTTCATCGAAACAGAACGATGTGTAGGCATCTTCTATATCAACCAGTTGACTTGGACGGCACTGATACCTTACTACCATTGACACTACTCGCATTACGTTTTCGCTTATCACGAAAGGGTTTTAATTCTTTTACACCTCCTTGTGCATAATTGAAGATGAACGTCATCTGATCCATCGTCAATTCGATACCAGCATCGGTCAGTTCTTGCCAAGTTGGATTCACCAAACACGCCTCGCAAAAGACTTCCATCAAGCCAGCAATGTTTTTGATTTTCAGTTGTGAACTCTCTTGAGAAAGTCCGCTTTTCGTACCGGGAAACAGGTCTGCAACCGAGTCCATCAGGTCATTTGGAATCTTGCCCGACTTCATCAGCGTCAGCATATTAGGTCTTCGCAGCTGCACTGTAATCATTTCCCCATCGGCAAAGCCGGGAATGTCTACAAGATTGCCCATACTGGCAATCCGAATCGTTTCAAGCGGTGTTACGCTTCGTTCCATCATTCATTTCCTTTCTATTTGGGACTTCTATATCAACGTCGGCAACTCGGGCACATAGTCAAGAATGTACGGCGGTTCATTCTTCTTCGGGGCACTGTTAATAACATATTCCGGCACACGGAAAACGTTATCTTGCGAACTGAATGCAATCGGAACACCATGACAGTTCGGATAACTGATTTTTTCATATTGAACAATCATGCCATCACTATCATAGTGTGATGCGTAGGCATTCAGTGTAAAAACTTCGCCGCGTTCACCACTGCCGGAAAGCGGAGGACGATAGCCGATGATTTTGGTTGTATCAACCGTATCATAAATGATTTGTCCTCCATTGAGTATCAATGCCAATTCTGGATTAAAGACATTGTCTGTCAATGTGATCCGGTTGCCGATAAGAGTGTTTACGCTCGGCTTTTGTGCAAGGAGTCGCCCTTTGGATATCAACGAGACGGCTTCCTGTGTGTCAACCAGTGGTTCGACTTTGACTTGGCTTGCCGTCTGAAATCCAAATTCACCAGTAGCTGTTTGAATCGTAATGAGAGAGCAGTCGATCGTTGCAATCTCGGCTTTTGACTTTTTAACTGTCATCGTTTGGGCTCCTTATAAACGTTTTTTGTAGTTCTTGTACCGGATACTAATCATGTGGGCTTGGATACCATCATCATAATAACTTGGAGACTGCGAGCTGTAAGGCAAAATCATTGGCTCCAACTGTTTCATGAATTTTTTCACTTTTTGTATCTGTACTTCCAATTCACTGTACTGTTGTTTCGGAACATAGACAAGTATATCGTACAGGTCAATGTCCGTGCTGATTCCGGCATGCCGAGTCGAACCGTCATGTTTGATAACAACATAAGGGGACTGACACTCGCCAGTTTTGACTCCCGGTGAGTAAACTTCAAAACCGTTTTTCTGCAAATGCAGAAATATATCCTGCCACCGTGTGCTCATACTCTTCCTAAACTTTTACCGCCTGCACTCCAACTTTTACCCATCGTTTCGAAAATCCCTTGCATTTCTTCCACAATTTCCGGTGAGAATTTATCTACAGTCGGTGCAAGAATCGCATATCTCTTTTCTTTTGCTAGTTCCAGCCAAATACCGTAGTTAATTCCGTGTGCAAGTGTAATTCGAACAATATCAGGTTCAGGCAGCGTAACGCTGGCTTTCAAACTTGCTTTTGCCGCTCCCGTATCATCATTCCACGGCCGATTAACTTTCATATCCGCTTCAATCACTGCCGCTTTTTTCTCAGCATACCTCAAAATGACTGCACCCATGCGTACCGCACAATCATCAAGGTTTTTTGCCAGTGTCGACTCGCTATAATTGAATCGAATTGCCATCTTCTACTACCTCCAGCGAAATATCCGCAATAATGTTCCACTCCTGTATGTTCACGACTCCCGTTACTTTATACTGCTTGCCGTTGATGATGGTGTAATCGCCTACTTGCAAGTTGCATTCGATGATACTTTCATACAAGCAAAGTAGTTTCGGTTGTTTTTTCAGTTTTCCTGCTGTTTGACGGCGTTGTGCCGCTTCGCTTGCCACCAATCTGATGTAGTCGTTCTCTTCGTGGTAGAGGCCTAAAATGGTTCCGATTTTTTCACAATCTCCATCCGGCTCTCCAAACGCGTTGACAGCCAGCCGGTAAAAGTCAAAAATCGTTCCCGACCGTTCCAGTTCACGCCGTAACTTGTATGATTCAAATTTTAGGTTCATCGCATTTAACCAAACAACTGTCCCGACGAAAACTCCCGATACCGGGAAGCAAGCCGACGAAAATACTTTGACGTATCCTGCGTGCTCAAACCGCTGACACAAATGGTTGAGTCTTCGGCCTTGAGCAGCAACAACTCATAAATCGTTGCGTTGACGCGACCGTTGTTTTTCTCCAGATAATAAGCAATCTCATCATCGGTAAAAAACGGCACCAGCGACTCTCGCACTTCCATCTTGATTTTGTCAATGTCCATCATTGGTTTCGGCTTCCTCCGCTTCTTCTGACTCTCGGCGATCAATCACCTGCTTGATAACATCACGCAGGTTCTTTGCCTTTGGGTCGATTCCAACAAGCCCTGCATACCGCTGCATCTCTGGGTTCGTCCACTTGGAAATCGGCTTTGTTTCGACCGCTTGCATAAACTTCGCATCCTCGCAATCTTCCGATTGCGATTCTTCTGGCGATTCTATGCTACCGTCTGCGGTCGGCTGATCGACCTCTTCCAATGGAACATAACCAAGTCGGCGGTAGTAGTTTTCATAAGCACCGCTGGTTACTTCGATAACCTGCGTACCATCCTTTTTCGTAATCTTTATCATCGCTTCCCCTTGTTTGTTATACTACTTGTGGTGTTTCTGGCTACAATTCTACTATCCGTCGCCTACGCTCCGGTATCGAGAATGTAAATGCTATCCGCACGTTCCAATGACGGCAGGCAAATCTGCGATACAATCGTTTCTACTTGCACCGGGTCGGTTCTTTGAACCGTTGTAATCGCCACACCGGTATCGACTACCGACACATTGGCAATGTTGCCGTTCGCAAGATCGGCCTCCGCTGGTGTCGTGCCGAACCATGTCCGGCCGAGTTCGCCATCAGGAAACAACACAAAAGTTTTCTCCGGCATATACCGAATTCGCTCACCGGACTCTTCACCGTGTCGCATATCGTTGACGACAACATCAATGCCCATTTCGTCCTTGATGTGCTGCTTCAGTGTCGCGTCGGACAGGTTTCCGACGCCGCCCGTCATAGAAAATACCGACTTCCGAATGATGCTGTTGCGCCGCAGATTACGCCAAGATATGCCATCGCACATCGCACGGGTCAACACTTCGCCAGTCTCCGATTGAATCACTTCTTTCGCAATCCGAATGTCTTCCATCGGATCAGAGTCGTCGGTATCAGACCACGGGTCAATCGCGTTCGCCTTGTGCGTGATGCCGTAATCGAACGTAAAACTTTGACCATTACTGGTCATCGAAATCACGCCGGTCGTCAACGCCATCATCCGCATTTGCTCTCGCCGCGATGCTGCCGCACGAAGCAAACGCACTTCGTCATCGAAAATCCGGTTCATCACCGAATCGATATAGACTTGATTTCCGGTGTTCACCACCATGCTTAACTGCTGCCGCAGTTCTTCATCGACATACATCGACTCCTTGAAGAACGGCATTTCATGTTGCAACTGAGTGAAACCGATTCGACTTCGAGGAATAGCATGAGCATCAAATGCCGACGCTTTAAGCACGACCGGCAAACCTCGCCCTCCCTTAATCCACTTCAGATTCAGCCCCACTTGCTTGCAAGCAGGAAATAGTTCCTCCGTCATGTTTATATCGCTGTTCCCAAGTTCCGTCCAATAACTCGCGATGTGGTCGCTCTTGACCAAGTCAAAAATTGTAGCCATAGTTGTTCTCCTTTTTCGGTGTTGTGGTGTTGCTAGATGCTTTTACGCTGCTCTGTCCGTTAGAGTTTCATGAACGTAATGAGTCGCGATGCCGCGGCATTCCCCGCTGCTACTGTCTCCAATGTTTGTACGTCCGCCTGAAGTCGATTGACATTGACAAACCCAAAAAGGAGAGCGGTTCCGTTATTGTTCCCGTTTGTCACGTCTACATCATGGAGTAAAACTCCCGTCATCGCCACACTTGCCGTTGCCAGATTTGCCGGGGCATTCGGATTCATTAAATCCATCCGAATCGGCGTTCCCGCCTTAGCAATCTTCCGACTACCGACATCCACTCCAATCGTTGCACTCACCACGCAACCGATAGAAGATTGATTCCCGACATCGGCAAGGATTTGATTCCTGTTGCCGAACGTTTCCCGCGTCGTTCCTGTATTGTTAAGCATCTACTTTCTCCTTTGGTTAGGCACCCCAGTGCTTCGCCTTCACCGAACTACTTTTACGTTGTTCTGCAAGACGCTTGCCGAGGTCATCTTGTTTCGGACTGCTACTACTTCCGGGTTTAATAGGAGAACCGGTTCCTTTGAGTCCCTCTGGTTTGGTTTCCGCATTCGTGAACCAAACAGGGTATTTTGTTTTAAGCGTTTCAATGACGGCGGAAATTTCAGAACTGTCATCGGCTACTTGCACTTTTGTCGTCAACAATGCCATTGCATCGTCGAGACAGGAAGCCTGCACGCCTGATTGCATCAGTTCCGCTTTCACTTCGGCTAGAAATGCACGTTGATTCGCTTCATCTATTTTTCTTTGCTGTTCGATTTGTTGTTCGGCAAGTACTTGTGCTTCCGGTTTTTTGCTATGGAGATATTTTTTGACTTCGTCAATCGCATTGCTATCCTTCGGATCGATTCCAAGTTCACGTAGCATTGCCGACCGCCCCTGACTCTTCTCTCGGGCCATCATCTTCGTCACTTCTGCCTGCGAAAAAGTCTTCTCCCCGGCATCCGACTGCTGATTTCCTCCTGGCTGTTGCTGGTCAACCTCGCCACTTGCTCCTGTTGTCGTCTGCTGTTCAGGGTCTGCCGTCTGCTGTTCTTGGTTCATTTTTTACTCCAAGCATGATTTTATATCATTGTATATTATTTTTTGCTTCTATCAAGCAGTCAAAAAAACAATTTCAATTCTACAGCCGTTTCCTGTAATTATTCTCTTCGCCCTCGAAGATGATTTCCGCATACGCTCGCTCCGCCATCCGGTAGTAGATTGCCGGATTGAGTGTCTCGAGCCGGCCACTGCTACACTCCGTCGTGATAATCGTCGGATTTCCCGCATCATACCGAGTGTCTACTACCGCAAACAAATGCTTGATGTCCGCCTCCGTCAGTTCGCCGCAAGTAGATTTCTCCTTGAGCAAATCATCTATGAAAAGCAACTCGCAATCCGTATATCGGTCAAGGATTTGCCAATAGTCCTCGGCATTCGACTTCGCTTTGAGTGTCTGCATCATTTCGTAGTATTTCACCGCTCTTGCCCTGACTGGACGTTGCCGTTCAATCAACGCTTTCACAATCGCACGCCCGAGCATCGTCTTGCCCGAACCGGATTGTCCGAAAACGATAAACCAGTTTTTCCATTGCCTACGGACAGCATCAAAGTCCCGAATGTAGTCGTCTGCCAGCATTTTTGCTTTTGCCGCTGTTGCATTCCATCGTTGATACTCGTCTAACGTTTTTGCATCGGAAAGAACAAATCCGGCTTGTGCGCAAATCCGCTCGTATTGTTTGTGAACCGCACACGCACACCGCCGCCCATACCGGTTTCCATCCTTGCCGGTGAAAGTAACGATGCCGGAATCATTGCATTGGCTACATATCGGGCGGCGGTTCTCCGTATCGCCGTTCGTATTCAACGCGTTCCTCGTCGCTGAACTGACTTTTTCGCTTGACTCGCTCATCTTCGCTGTGAGTTGATTTAGGACTGGTGCTAGTTGGATTGCCATGGGATTTTGATTGTGTTGAAAAAATGTTATCGTATTGCCCTTCGAGCAAACTGATAAAAAACTTTTCGTCGAGCAGTTTGGACATGCCGAGAGGCTTTCCGTGCAAAAACTTCGCTCTTCGCAATCGGTTGATTGCCTCGCGCACGGTTTTCGCTCCGTATTCTTGGCTTCGGGCAAGGTAATTTCGAATCACGATGTCCGGAGGCACAAGCCACGACTGCACAGAAAGTTTCACGGGAAAGTCTTTGTCCGCTGCGCAAGCGTTCCATTCCGAAATGAAACGGCTAAAGTCATTCTCAACGGGAGCGGGGTCTTCGCGCGCGTGCGCGCTTCTCTCCCCCTCATATTCATTTTCATAATCATAATCATATTCATAATCATGATCTGCTTGTTTAGGTTGTTTAGGTTGTTTAGGTTGTTTTGCAGCATTCCTATTACCTTTCGGAGCACCACCTAACTTCCCATTTTTCGCACTTGATTCACAACGTCGGTCATAATTTCCCTTCATCGTGTCACTATCCAACCTCATCATATTGAAATACGCATTGACCACTTCATCTTTCATTCCTTCAGGAACATCTCCATTGACGTTGTAAGCAAACAACATCTTTATCAACATTCCTGCCTGTTTGTCAGACAATCGGTCGAATATCTCAATCCAATTGTTTTTCAGCAAAAATGCAGTCTTCATTCTTTCGTCATCACCTCCTTTCATTCAAATCGCTACTTCCTCCTTCTATCAGTCAGACTCTGGCGGTTCGGGAAGATTGTCCTCCCATAGTTCATTGCCCTTACCTTCCGACTCCTGCGGCTTAGCACGGCCAAGAGCTTGATCCAACCTCTCGGCCGACGTCTGCGGCTTGCTCTCTTCCGACTCCACATCAATCACATGGTGCCGACGGTCATCTACTTCGATTGCCTCCCGTGCTTCTATTGTCAACGGCAACGTCTTGCACAACCGACGAATCGCACACTTCTTGGCCATCTCGCCCGGATAATTTTTCCATGCCGGACTATCCGGGGCCTTCGACGACTTGCGGCGAATCTGTTCTACATCCGCTTTGGGAAGCACCGTATACTCAAAATGCCCATCCTCAAACAAGGCAAGCGCATACACGGACTTGTAATCCGTTCCATCGCCTTGAAACTTCGGCCTGTGCGAAAATTTTGGATGCGTCCCAAATTCTACTTCAAAATGGTCGTCTTCATAGACCAGTTCCGCCGTAATCGACTTGATTTCACCACTTCGCTTTGCAAGTTCAATCAAGCCGAGATAGCCGAGTTGCAATTCGGCTTCATTGCCGTAAGGAATGATGTATGCTTTTCCAAAAGCGGGATCAATGCCAAACCGAGCGCAGTCCACAACGGCACGAAGTACCGACTGCGGACTGCACTTCGCTATTGCCGATCCGTTCTTCGACGTTGCCAGTAGACATGCCGTCTTGATGAGCCGATCGGGATCGACACCATGAGCGCACGCCTCAAGTATCGTCTGTTTGTTTGCAACGAGATAGCTTTTCAAGTTGCCATCTGTCTTTGCTACTGCTGTTGTCATCGTTGTTATTTTCCTTTCGGGGTTAGGAACCTCCGGTGGCCCGGCTGTTCGGTGGTAAAGTTTTTCACTACTTCATCCGCTTCGCTGAGTCCAAGCGAACGGGCTGCGCCTTCCCAGTCAATGCGACGAGTCGGCTTCGTTGTGCGGTAAGTAAAATCGCCTGATGCCGTCTTGAGACCTTCGTTCTCGCCAATGGCGGCAATCAGTTTTATCTTCATAATGTCCACGTATTTTTCCCACTTTTTCAGCCGATGGGCAAACTCAAGATAAGAACGGGCTAATTGATCTATCTCCAAGTCGGAGTAGGTCCAACTATCCGGCATGTGTTGCGGATACTTTGTCCGATAATACCGCACCGTTTCGGCATCGGCTTCCGTAACCTCCGGTGCTACTTTCGGCACAACGTGGTTATTCCAAAAGTCTATTGCTCGTTGCTTCATCGCTTCGAATCTTTCTACCGATGATTGGACAAGATACTCACGATAGCCGACGATTTTCTTACTGTTCGGCTTGACGAATCCAACGGCAAGATGCCAATCGGGCACACCAAGTAGTCCGGCATACCACTGACATTGCACCAGATACTCGATGGGAATTTCATCGGTATCTTCATCGCCCCATTCATTTGCTTTAGAAATGTCGGCTGTCTTGATTTCAAGTCCCGATATGGTTGCACCGGGAGAAGCATCATTGCAGGAATTGTCGCAGATCACACGGTCTGGACTTCCAATGAGAAATGGATAGTTCGCATCTTCTACGATGCCGCACTCTTCGAGCCAAAACTCATCGTGGTTTGCCGCAAAGATGTTCGCGATGACGGGTTCGAGTTTTCGACCGCGTTCCATTGCATTGTTATCTTCTTGCGGCGGCAGTTCGCCGATCAAGTGTAAGTAGAGCGAATGCGCACTTTTCCATCGGGACAATCCAAGGATTGCCGCTATGTCTGATCCGCCGATCGCTTTCAGTTCGCTTCTGTTAATCATGTCTATTGTTCCTTTCTGGTTATGGGTTAAAGTTGTTTTTCATTCATTCGTTCTTGCAACAGTGCATTCGAACGATCGCTAATCGTTGTTTAATTTTTGCGGCAATGATTGCCGGTCTTGACCAGACTCTTGCAAATCGTTTCCACTCTGTTTCCGGCTCGCTCTTGCCGTCTCGGTAAAGCATCGCCATAGGAAAGAAGCCAGCATGGATACAGTTCCATAATCGATTCTCTGCTCGTTCAAACGTGTCATTGCGATAACCAATCAAACAGAATGACCGCAACTTACGGGACTTCAAAGTAAAGCCAGCATCATTAAGCCGTTTGCCCGCCGACCGAAGTGGTTCATAATCGCTGGGCGTGTCGTATGCAAAAAACATCTGTCTCGGTTTCAATTTTGCTAGCAATTCGACGTGCCAATCTTTCAATGCCGCCGCTTCAAGTCCGCCCGTGAATTGCGGTGGTTCTTTCTGTCGATGTAGCATCGCAAAGACGTCTCGGACGTGTTTTTCACTGCAACGCAACAAGTTGTCATCCAATACATTCCAACCATCAGTGATGGGCAACTCACGAATTTCATTTCCTTCCCGTTTCCAAACCGAACAAAACCAACATTGATTCGGACAACCTCTCGAGGTAATGACCGCTCCCTTTTTGAGGTATATTCCCGGCACAAAGTTCCCGCCGCGTTCGTTTGTCGCAGGCCCGCCAATGCTGACTGGTGCTACTTTCGACCACGCTTTTGCCAACTTTTCTGCTATTGGCAAATCTTCGATGAAAGTAGCCGACACATGAACTTCGTCCGCTTCGTCGAATAGATTCGGCATGCACGCAACACGAACGTTCTCATCGTCAGGTGTCAGTTTTGTTTTCCGCGGAAATACCCGGATGATTTTCATATCTCATCACCTCCTTCTTCTCGCAAAATTCTTTCACCGATCCAGCGAATCACCGGCACCGGCATACTATTACCCAACATCTTGTAACGCTGATGATTGCTAAATCCCGCCGTGTAATCATCAGGAAAACCCTGCAATCGCTCGCACTCCAACGGAGTCAGCCGGCGAGCCCGACCATTGGTAATGGCCAATGTGTTGATAGTCTGCTTACACACACCACGCCCTTGTCTTGCTAATATCGTTCCCGACTTGTCAATGACAATCATATTGATCCGGTCGCTGTACACTCCGCAAGAATAATTCGACATCACTGTTCCTGACACGCGGCGGTTGCCTCCAAAATCTTTCGCAGCGGCGCGTGAATTGTTGTGTTTCGTTTTTGGCAACTTCTCAGTAAGTAGCGGCACTGTTTCGGTGTCAAATAAAACCCTTCCGGCACGGACTGGATCTCCAAAACATCCGACAACGTAGACTCGACGGCGACGCTGGGGCACTCCGAAAAATTGAGCGTCAAGCACTCGCCATGCCACGCCATACCCGCCGTCCCCAATTTGGGAAAGCATTCGTCGGAAATATCCTCCTCCGTCAATGGAAAGAACGCCTGGTACGTTTTCCCATACGAACCAAGTAGGAGTGTAGTAAGCAATGAAACGAAAGAACTTTCTCGTGAGGTCTGCCCGGACATCGTCCACGCCTTGCCTTTTACCAATAATTGAAAACGGCTGGCAAGGAGTACCTCCGATAACAAGTTCGATGTTTTTGTGGACGAGAAACCAATTTCGCCATCTATTGAAGTCGCCGTAGTTTTTGAAGCCCTCTTTTTTTTCGAAGAGTGTGTTCCCATATTTTTCCTCGATGAGTTGTTTGCAGTATTTGTCGATTTCGCTCACGCCGACGCACCGATAGCCCAGCGGCAACAATGCCGCATGTGCTGCTCCAATGCCATCGCATACGCTAAAGTAGTTCATTCTGTTCCCTCCTTCAACTTGTCATTATCATTACAGACGCATTCACGGATAAATTTATCGCAAACGTTACAGACATATCCATAATCCACACGGCAATCAGGGCATAGGTCAGTCCCTAAAATTCGCCGAATGGCCTCTGGTCGATAAAGTTCTCCGCAAAGTTGGCATAAAACAGGTTTACTTATCGGTCGCTCTTTCATTGATTCCCTCCTTTCGGAAATTCCTGGATGAGCAGATCATCGGGAATAGGTTGCTTCTTTGCCATCTGCTTGAAGAAGAACGGAACGCCGTTCTCTTTGCATTGATCCCGCAACGCTCTTGCCCAGTCGGGATTCATCGGTCTGGCATTCGCACCGGTCTCACCGCCACAAATCACCCAAGAAATACGGCGTAGAGGAAGTTCACGTCCAACGCTGTCCCATCTTGCAGTATCATTCCGCCGATCAAGACGCAAATCAATCGCTTCCAGCATCGGCTCGACCGAAACGAATCGCACTGTTGCCGGTATATCGGGAATCTTTTCGTCCGCTTCGGCTTGATTGCACACCGTAACGCCGAGCCAAACGTAGCTTGGGGGACAATAAGTCGAAAAATAATCGGACATCCGTCTTGGACGCTTTGTCAGTATCTGGTAAATATGCTGTGGTGTTTTGCAGATTGTTTTCATCACTTCATGAACCAAGTAAAACGGCACTTCGTCGTGAAACAAATCTCCCATCGAGCAGACGAAAATCTTTTGCGGCTTCTTCCAATGCAGTGGAGCATCCATTTTGTCTGCGTGGACGGCATAATTCACGCAGCCTGGCGATACTTTCGTACAGCCGGTAATGGGATTCCATGTTTTGTCCGTCCATTCAATTTTTGTATTACTCATTGATTCCCTCCTTCTTCTCGCAAAATTCTTTCACCGATCCAGCGAATCACCGGCACCGGCATACTATTACCCAACATCTTGTAACGCTGATGATTACTAAATCCCGCCGTGTAATCATCTTCTTTTAGTAGGTTAAAAGTTTACAAAACCCTCCGTGGCTCACGGCGACGCCGGACGGTCTTTGCTATATCTTCGGTTTCCCCAACACAGCAACATCGCTTCCAATAGCAGCATCCGATGCATCACGTATCTCCTGCATTGCCGCAAAATGATGCTTCATCATCACGCCCGGCGCAGGAGCAAACGAAATCGTCTGCGATACCGCATTCGCGACAATGTGAAGTTCA